GGTGGCGGGAACACCTGCATGTGTGTCCCGCGCCCCCCTTATGGGGCAGGAAATTATTTCTTAACAGGTAGCGCCGGTGGCGCGCTTATTTGGTCACTTGGAACGCCAAGCGTCCTCCCCGACAAACCTGTCGGCGGCAAGCATGTGCTCGGCCTTGATAACGGCACCCTTGTCTGGCTGCCAACAGAGGAATGCTAAAAATGAAACCTGAGACCGGAAACCTGAGACCGGAAAACTGCCCCGCCTTTCAAGTTTCAGGTTTCACATTTCACCCTTTTCTCCCATGACCCTCGGCCGCACATCCACCGGAGCCATCAAAATCAAAACCGACGGCGGCCTTCGCGCTGTGAATTGCGCGTGTTGTGGTGGCCCACAAGAGTTGCAACCGTGCCGCGATTGCGCGATATTTCTTGGAAATTTCACATTCTCTCTTACTGGGGATCAAGTAGAGATTACTGAAGAGTTTCAATATCCACCGATTATTTGCCCATCGGATAATTGTAATCTTGTTCCATTTCCAAACATTCCGCCGCGCATTTGCTCTGATTCTTGGGATGCATTCGGCCCTGGTTCAGTTGGAAACGTTTTGTATGGAATAAACATCCAAAGGGCATCAACAAACGGCGAGTTAAGCGGGTGTTGTTGGCAACTTACTCTTTCTGTCTCAGGATTTTTTGATTTTGAGTTTATGGGGTTACCTGATATTTGCGGCGTAAACGGGTCTGATACTGTTAATATAACCAGTTTAAATCCGGCAGGCTCTTATCCATTTATAATCTCAGCGCCATGCGTTCCTCCATTTATGGGGCCACCGACTGATTTTAATTTTACCGTTACCGTGTCGTGAGCTACGAAGAATTTTTATCAAAAATGCCAGAAGACTTGCGAGAGAAACACGCGCAAATGCGCTCCGCTTTAAATGCAGGCCACCGCTTCGCTCTCTCCGGCTTCGCCATCACCCCGCCCGAAGCCCTGGCCACACGCGAAGCCACCTGCCGCGCCTGCCCTGAGTGGGACGCGCAGGCACTCAACGCCACCGGCCGCTGCCGCAAGTGCGGATGCAGCACATGGGCAAAGCTCCGCATGGCGACCGAGCGATGCCCTCTCGGCAAGTGGGAAGCCGTCTCCGAGCCGCTCCAGTAAACGCTCGGAAGCGTTCCCGATTTGACAGTCCGCCGCTCCTCGAGCGGCATGAAACTTTTCCTAGATTCAAAAAACCGGCGGTTCGTTAAGTCCGCCGCGTCGAATGTCGCGCTCCAGACGCTCGTGCTCAAACGCCGCGACCAGGTGCCGATCGAGGTCGTCTTCGTGGAGAACGGCGTGGCCGTCTCGCCCGTCGCAGGGACCACAACCACCGTCGCCCTCAAGTCCTCCTTCTCCGACTCTAACTTTCTCGCTCTGGCGGCCCCCGGCCAAACCATCCTCGATTTAAATACATTGCCGGTCGAGGCCGCTTTCTCTCTCGATCCTGCCAGCGTCAGCGCCTATCTCGAAATCCGATGGTCAGCACCGAGCCAAGCTCTACGCACCGCCACCCTGCAAGTCGAAGTTCAAAACTCCGTCATCCTCGGTGACGAAGCCACCCCCGCCGCACTCCCTGACGGCAAAGCCACCCAAGCCGAAGCCACCGCAGGCACCGATAACACAAAATGGATGACGCCCCTGCGCACCGCGCAGGCCATCGCGCAGCTCGCCCCGCCGCCGACCTGGGACAGCGTCCTTAACAAGCCCGCCACCTTCCCTCCCTCGGCCCACACGCACACCGCCAGCCAGATCACCGACTTTGCCTCCGCCGTCGTCGCCGTCTCCCCGCCCGTCGATTGGTCATCGCTCACCGGCAAGCCAACGACCTTCGCACCTTCCGCCCACACGCACCTCAAGAGCGAGATCACCGGCCTCGATGCCGACCTCGCCGCCCTCACTGCATCAGATACAGCCCTTGGCCAGAGAATCGACTACCTCGCCGCGAACCTCGATCCGGCAGCGCTCGACTCCATCGCCGAAGCCGCCGCCAGCATCGGATCGCTCCAGACGCAGATCGACGGCAAAGCCACCGCCGCGCAAGGCGCTCTCGCCGACACCGCCCTCCAGCCTGAGCCTGTCACCTATCGCGGAGCCTACAACAACGGGCTCGATTACACTTACAACGATGTCGTCACCTACACTGACGGCCTCCTCTACATTCGCGTCAGCAACCCGAACAACCCCGGTTATCCCCCCGGTCACTTTTCCTGGGCGCTCTTCCGCCCTGAGATTGGTTCGCCTGCTTATGACCTCTGGGTTTCCGCCGAGTTCGCCAGCAAAGCCGACACGGTCCACACCCACGCCGCCGCCGACATCACCGGCCTTTCGAGCTACATCATTTCCAGCGCACCCGGCCTGCAAATCAACACCACGGTCCGCATCGGCGACGGCGCCACGACCACCTTCCCGATCGACGGCCTAGTCAGCAGCGATCCCGAGCATGTCCTCGTGGCCTTGAACGGTGTGACCCAGACCCCAGTCACCGACTACCTCGTTTCGGAAGCCAGCGGCACGATCACATTCGACGAGCCGCCCGCCGCCGGAATGCAGATCAGTTGCACCGCCCTCGGCCTCCGCACCGTCCAGCCGCCCATTGACCCCACGCTCTACCTCTACGCATTCGACATCAGCGCCAACGGCCTCACCACCTACAGCGGCCGCCTCCTCAACGCCAACCGCCCCGCCGCGCCAGCACTCCCCGAGACCGCCACCACCTGGACCGTCAAGCGATCCACCCTCAACGCCGCCGGCCAAATCCTCGCCACCGCCTCCGCCGTCGGCTCGTGGGCTAACCGCACAACGCTCTCCTACACATGACGACGATCAGCGAATCCAACATCCGGCAGACGCTCGATCTCTCATCGTTCGACCTCACGCTCCCCGCCGTCATCGTCGAATACCCGAGCCGCTCCGCGTTCCCATCAAGCGGGAAACCCGACCGCCTCTACATGGCCCTCGACGAAGGCATGCCCTACCGCTGGAGCACCACCGCGAGCGCCTACGCACTCATGATTCCCGTCATCGATGCCGGCACTTTTTGACAATCACCCACCCACGAACAGCCAACCAACCACCACCACTAATTAGCCATGCCTAATCCCATCATCAAAATCAAACGCGGTTCCGGCACGCCGGTCTCGCTTCAAGTCGGGGAAGTAGCCTTCGACTCCACAAACAAGTCATTTTTCATCGGCACAGCCGAAGGCGTCCTGCCAATCGGCGGCGAGCACATCTTCGCAAAGAAGACCTTCGTCAGTGACGCCGTAGCCGCTGAAGCAGCGCTTCGCAGCTCAGGCGACTCGACACTCACCAGCAACCTCTCGAGCGAAATCACACGCGCCACCGCCGCTGAGGGCGTCATTGCCGCAAACCTCGCTCAAGAGATCATCGACCGCGCAGCCGCGATCAGCTCAGAAGCTTCCGCTCGTAGCTCGGCAGACACGACCCTCGACGGCAAGATCACCGTCGAGAAAGGCCGAATCGATGCGATCCTCAGCGCCGCTGATGCCGACAAAGACAGCTTCGCCGAGATCGTCAGCTTGATCAATTCGGTCGACACGACCAACGACACAGCCTTCGCAGGTTATGTAACCTCGAACAACGCCGCCCTCGCTTCCGAAGTGACGAGCCGCACCAGTGCCGACACCGCCCTCGGTGGCCGCATCGACACCGTCGAGTCCGCCGCGACAGCCCTCGCCACCCGCGTCACCGCAGCCGAGGCAGACATCAACACCGAAGAGTCCGCCCGCGCAGCCGCCGACACGACCCTTCAGTCGAACATCACCGCCGAGGCGACAACCCGCGCCAGCGCTGACACAACGCTTCAAAGCAACATCACCGCTGAAGCGACAACCCGCGCCAGCGCTGACACCAGCTTGCAGAGCAACATCACTAGCGAGGCAACCGCCCGCGCCAGTGCAGACGACGCGCTCGACGCTCGCCTAGACAGCCTCGAGGCCAGCATCGACGGCGGCACCTACTAACCCGCAACCACTCCCCGGCGGGGCGGCCAATGCCGCCTCGCCAAGCGGGGGGAGTTTAAAAAATCCGCTGAATAAAAAAGGCCAATGCCAAATCCAATCATCAAGCCCAAATCCTCGACCGTAGCGTCGAAAGTGCCTGCCTCTTCAGACCTGGCACTCGGCGAGATTTGCGTGAACCACGCCGACCGCCGACTCTATTCGCGCAATCCCAGCACGGGAGAGGTTTATAAATTGGCCGGCACCAAAGACGCTCCCGACCGCGTCTGGGCCTTCGACATCTCCGCCGACGGCACCACGACCTACCTCGGCTTCCTACTTTACTCGGACTTCCCCAACACCGGCAGCGTCTACGACAGCGCAGCCTGGGAAATCTCCCGCACCATTTTCAACTCAGCAGGCACCACCAGCACCGAATCCAGCGCCACCGGCGCGTGGTCGAACAAAACCTCCCTCCAATTTTCTTAAACCTCAAATCCAACACCACCATGATCGCAACCAATCCCATCACCATCGACGGCAAAACCTACCCGAAACTCTCTCTCAGTCTGGCCATATCGGGCCGGTATCTGGGCGACGGCTCTTCAGACGCCAATGTCGCCATGCGTCTCGTCCCGACCCGCATTGAGAATGGCGAGGTCATCGCCGCAGACGAAGCCGCAATCGGCATCGCGCTTGGTTCACTCACAGGTGCAGACGAAGCCACTCAGCAAGCGGTGAGCGCGATCCAAGCCGCTCTCCAATCCTACATACAAGCGAAAGGACTCTAAGCCATGCCAACCTACTACGCCCGCAAGGCAGGAAACATCAACGCCGTCGATGTGTGGGCAACCGCGCCCGGCGGCACGGCATCAGCGGTCACATTCGCCAGTGGCGATGTCCTCGTCTCAAACTCCTTTGCCATCGCCATCAATGTCTCGACCGACCTCGGAGGCTCTGGCCAACTGCGTAACGACACTCTCGGTGGTGCCACAGCAGGCGGCACATTTACACTCGCCGCCGGGTTGACTCTGACCGCTAACATTTTGCAAAATAATGTAACTGGCGGGGCGACGGTTGTAAACTGCACATTTAGCGCACCACTTTCAGCCTCGATTGTGGGCAATGTGACCTCGCCATTTAATACGAGTGGCAGCAACCGACCGGTAAGCCTTACGGGAAGTGGCACACTGAATTTTACCGGCAACGCTACGGGGGATATGAAATCTTCAAGCTTAGGCGGTGCGATTGGCAATGTAGGGGGTGGAACAATCAATTTTGTCGGGACGGCTACTGGAGGGGGCGGAACTTTAGGCTATGCACTTGAAAATGCCTCAAGCGGCACGATCAACATCACGGGCAACTGCCTAGGAGCAGTCGCTCCTGCTGTAGGAAACGTTTCCACCGGCACGATCAACATCACGGGCCAAGCCATCGGCTCGACGACCACAGGAGGAGGCGCTGGAGTGGCTAATACAAGCACGGGTGCAGTGTTTGCAACCCGCGCAGTTGGCGGCTCTTTTGGCCCTGGATCGTCCAGCGTCACCGCCGCTCCGGGCATTGCAAATTCCTCGACTGGCATTGTGGAAATCGAACAGCTCCAATACGGCACATTAGGCATGTCGCCCACCAGCGGCGGAGGCATCCGCCTCAAAAAGCTCGGCAGCAATGTCGCCGTCTTCAACTACTGCGACACCGCAGGCGCAAAGACACTCATCGACGCAACGCAAAACGCAGCCATGCCAGCCGCCAGCAATGTCCGCAGCGGCGTGAGCTACGCATCGGGAGCACTAACAGGCTCATGCGCAGTCCCAGCCGCAGGTTCGGTGGCTCTGGGCGTCCCCGTCGATGCAACCACAGGCACAGCAGTCCTCACGCCCGAAGCCGTGTGGGGCCACGCCAGCCGCACAATCACCGGCGGGCTTGTGGATACTGCCACAACGCTCACCAACTCGCCCGATGTGCCAACGGAGGCAGAAATCGCCAGCGCCGTGCGAACGGAGCTTGATTCCAACTCGACCAAACTCGCCAACCTCGACGCAACGATCTCGAGCCGCTCGACCCTCACGACCGGCGACCTCCCGAGCGTGCCTAGTGCCGCCTCGGTGGCCTCCGCCGTGCGCACCGAACTGACCGAGCTTTCCAATCTCGACGCCTCCGTGTCGAGCAGGCTCGCCGGTTCGGCCTACACCGCGCCAAGCACGCCCCCGACAGCCGCCGCTGTGGCTTCAGCCGTTCGCACAGAGCTGACCGAACTCAGCAATCTCGACGCCTCCGTTTCGAGCCGACTGGCTTCGGCGTCTTACACCGCGCCAGCCAATTCAGACATCTCCGCGATTAAGAGCAAAACCGACAACCTCCCGGCTTCGCCCGCGGCGGTATCCGACATCCCGACCACCGCGCAAATCTCCGCAGCCGTGGAAGGTTCGCTCCTCAACGAATCCGATGGACAGCAAATCCTCAACGCCATCGTGGGCGCAATCGGGAACACCAACCTCAGCGAAGTCTCGCTTGTCGCAGCCATCCGCAGCGACCTCGAGCGCACCGGAGGCAAGATCGACAGCATCCCCACCGATTCCGCTCCGAGCGCGGCCTCTGTGGCAACAGCCGTCTGGTCCGCAAGCACCAAGGAAATCACCGGCGGCACGGTCACAACATTGACCAACTCGCCCGATGTCCCGACCGAAGCCGAAATCGCCAGCCAAGTCCGCACCGAGCTTTCGCTCGAACTCGGCCGCATCGATGCCGCTATCAGCTCCCGCCTCGCGCCATCCGGCACCTTGGCGACCGTCACGACCCTAACTAATGCGCCGACCGTTCCAACAGCCGCCGCCATCGCCGACGAGGTGCGCGTGGAACTCGCCACCGAACTGGCTCGCCTCGACGCACCGGTCAGCGGTGCGACAGCCCCAAGCGCTGCCACCGTGGCCACGGCAGTCCGCTCCGAGCTCGCCACCGAGTTGGCCCGAGTCGACCAAGCCGTGAGCAGCCGCCTCGCAGGCAGCGCCTACACCGCGCCAGCCAACAGCGATGTAGCCGCGATCAAAGCGAAGACCGATGCGCTCAACACCGAGCGCCTCGCCAATGTGGCGACAACCGCCATCGTCGGAAATCTCCTTGCCCAGGCGAACAGCTAATGACCGAGGAACTCCTCAACCTCACGACTCACGCCAGCGGTCAATCCGACCGCTGGCTGTTCGTGGCGCTCCTCATCATTGGCCTCGCAGCGATCGGCGTCTTGTTCCGATATTTCACCGGCCGCTTGGACTCGCTCCAAGACCGCATGGACACCCAGACCGCCGAGTTTGTGGCTCACCTCAAAACCGCCAACCAAGAAATGCTCTCAGTCATCGCCAGCGCAAAAGCCGTAATCGAGCGCGTCGAGCGCAAGCTGGAAAAGCCCTGAGCCTTTGACACCCAGCCGCGAAGCAATGAAAGCAATCCTCTTTGTCCTCGATCGTCTCAGCGAAAACAGCACCTGGCGCGGTTTGATTTTGGTCGCAGTCGCTCTCGGCGTGAAGCTCGAGCCAGAGATGCAAAACCAGATCATCGCCGCCGGGCTCGGCCTCGTCGGCACGATCAACATTTTCCGCAAAGGAAAATGAACCCAAAACAAGTCGCCGCGACCGCAGTCATGCTCGCGTGGGTTTTTCTGGCGATTAGTTTTCTGAGTGGATGCGTAGCCGTCCCCATGCCTCCCTTCGGCGACCGGATCGGCGAGGCTGGCACGCTCCACATCCGCGCCACGGTCCGCTTCGAGCCACGCCTGACCGACAGCGAAGCTGCCAACCACGACCTCTGGAACGCCCTCAGCGAGTTCCAAAAAACCCTGCCTGCTCTGAAGGACAAATGATCAGCCTCCTCGCCCGCTTCTTCATGCTGCCACGCCCGGCGCAATCCCCCGCGCCCGCGCCGAAGCCCGCGAAGCCAGCATCAAAGCCCGCCAAAACCTCCGGCCTCCTCAAGCCCGAGCCGAAATACTACCAGCAAACCAACAAGCGCACCCCCAACATCAGCGCCGGCCGCGTGATCAAGCCCACCCATGTGATCTTGCACCACACGAGCGGAGCCTACGCCGGATCCGTCTCCTGGTGCTGCGATCCGGTCAGCAAAGTCTCCTACCACTGCATCATCGCCATAAACGGCAAACGCACCGCCCTCGCCCTGCCGAGCCAACGCACCTGGCACGCCGGAGTCTCAAGCTGGCAAGGCCGCAAAGACGCCAACTCGTGGAGCATCGGCATGGCCTGGGAAGGCGACACCTACCAAACGCCCTTGAGCGAAGACGCCCTCCTCAGCGCCGTCGAATATCTCCTCCCCATTCTCCGCGAAAACAACATCCCCCTCGCCAACATCCTCCGCCACGCCGACATCGCCCCCGGCCGCAAAGACGACTGCTCCCCCGCCGCCCACGCCGCGCTTTTAGCGGCCCTCAACCGGGTCATCTAATGGCAAAAAAAACCGCCCCGCCCAAAGACCGCGAGGCCGTCATGATGCAAGCGCGTTCGTTACTCGCCGAGCATTTCGCCCACGGCATCTGCGTCGTGTCTTGGGAGGACGAAGGCACCACCTACAACATGGATTTCAAATTTGGCAATGACTACGCCGCCAAAGCCCTCGCCCGCGAAGCCGAAGAACTTCTCTGGCCCTACGAGGAAGAAGAAGAAGAAGACGAAGAGGAAGAAGCATGAAGGCCACGCTTGAGTTCACCCTGCCCGAAGAACGCTGCGAGCACATCTGCGCCGTCAAAGGCATGGACACGATTTTAATAATCGACGACCTGCTTCAAGAAATCCGGGCCTTCCTTAAACACGGCAGCGGCGAGTTTCGGCAATGGCGAGACGACGAAGGCCGCGACTGCCAAGCCTGCCCGGACACCCTCGAAAAAATCCGCAGCTACATCTGGGAACTTCGCAAAGACAACGAAATCCCCGACCTCCCATGACACCAATCAAAAAATGGAAAAAGTGGATGGCTGTCGGATGCTCACACGGCGAACTCATCTGCCCCGAAAGCCGCCGCGCCGTCTTGTCGTTTGTTAAGAAATTTCGTCCAGACTTCCGTGCGCATCTGGGCGATTTTATAGACTTGGCGGCCATGCGCGGAGGCGTCGCGTCCGATGTGGACAGCAAAGACCGCGCACGCAACATCGCCCAAGATGTCAGCGAAGGCATTTCGTTCCTCTATGAATTTTCTCCGAATGTCATAATGCTCGGAAACCACGAGGCCCGCTTGAACCGCATGGCGGAATCCCCCAACGCCGTCCACGCCCACGCCGCGCAGACCGTTCTCAACGAACTCGGAGACTGCGCCAAAAAGCTCAAGGCGAAAATCTACCCCTACCACAACACCAAAGGCGTCCACCGGCTGGGAGACCTCGCCATGGTCCACGGCTTTAGCTGCAATGTCAGCGCCATCCGCGACCACGCCGAGACCTACGGCAAAGTCATCATGGCCCACCTCCACCGCGTCGGTATCGAGCGCGGTCGCCGCGTCGATTCTCCCACCGGCTACTGCCTCGGAGCCATCTGCAATTTGGATATGGAATATAGCTCGTCACGCCGCGCGTCCCTCGCCCATAGCAACGGATTCGCGTGGGGCTACTTCACCGACAACTCAACAACCGTCAACCTGTGCGAAAGACAAAAAAACCAACCGTGGCTTCTGCCGTAGAAAAAGCCTGGGGCGCCTTCTTTCAGTCGACGGCCGCATGCGACCCCTCCGAACTGAAAAAGGAAGGCTGGATGACCAACATGGAAATTTCCGAGCTATCAAAGCTGAAAGGCGAAGCCGGTCGCCAGCTCGCCGATAAAGGCGTCCGCTCTGGTATCCTCGAAAAGAAAGTCGCCAAAATTTTGGTCAATGGCCGTCGAGCCAATGTGAACTTCTACCGGCCCATTTGATAGAACAGGGCAACACCGGGCAACGCTCCCGCAAGTCATTGAAAAACAAAGCCAAAAAACCGACTTAAAATCCGTTTTCGCGAAAGCGGAGTGCGGGTTCGAGTCCCGCCGCCGGCAGAGCGACTTGTGACGATTTGGGCTAGGTTTTAAGCGGGTTGGCGGGTGGTTGGCTTTCAGAAACTACAGGCGGCTATTGGCGGCTAGTGGAAGAAAATAGTTGCGATTTCGGGCAACACGGGCAACAAGTGGGCAACAGCATGAGCGCCTATCTTGTCACTCCCTACCCGCAGCGGCCTTCGACGCCTTGGAAGTTGACGATTCCGCAGAAAATTTTTGGCAAGAGGATCCGCCGTTTTTACCGGACCGAAGCCGAGGCTTGGGCGGCGGGGCCGGGGTTGCTGGAGAAACTTCAGAAAGGTGGGACCGATTCGCTTTCGGAGGAGCAGGCGAGCGGCATGTCGATGAAGTCGGCGATTCGGGATTACATCGCCTCCAAGGCGGGCAGTTCGGAGCGGCACAGGGACAAACTGGAAAAGATTTGCGGGGAGCTTTTGGATGCGTTCCCTGGCGCGGTGGCGGCGGTTACTCCGATGCAGGCGGCTCGGGTTTTTGCCAAGGTTCAAGGCGCGCCGACGACGCGGGCGGGGTGGCATCGTTACGCCTCCGGGTTCTTTCGGTGGTGCGTGGACATGGAACTCCTCGACCGGAATCCATTTCGCCGGGTGGTTGCGCCGGAGGCGGAGTCGAAGAGGTCACTGATTTCTGCAAAGGAACTGCGGGCGATTCTGGATGCGGAGATGAGCGACGCTCTCCGCGCTTGGTTTCTTCTGGGTGCGTTTGCGGGGTTGCGGTCCATCGAGGTCCATCGCATGAAGTGGGAGGATGTCGATCCCAAGACAGGACAGATCGAGGTGCGGCGGGAGGTTTCGAAACAATCAAGCGGCCTGCCGGAGCGGATCGTGGATTTCACGGAGCCTCTGACGAGGCGGAAGGATTTCTTCAAAGGAAAATCTGGCCTGATCGTGCCGGCGAAATCGCTCCGGCTTTATCGGGAGCGTGAGGCTTTGATTGAGCGGATGAACAACGAGGGCGTGGTGCCGTGGGCCATGCTTCCAGAGAACGCACTCCGCCACTCCTTCGCTACCTACCACCTCGGACGGTGCCAAGATGCAGGGAAGACCGCGCATCAGATGGGGCATTCGTCGACGGCGCTCGTTCTCAAGACCTACGCGGTGCCATCCCGTAAGGCGGACTGGCGGGCTTGGTGGCGGGTTTAGGTTTCGCTGTTAGATCGTGGATTTGGGCTACCCAGCCCGGCGGGAGGAATTCTTCGTAGCCGTTGAGCGCGAAGAAACGGAACTCTCGGACGCTCTCAGAGTCTTGGCACCAGCACTGTCCGGGGAGTGGACTTTTCCCTGTTCTTCTTCTTTCGCTTTCGCCTGCTCGACTGCGTCGCTGATTATTGCGCTACGGCTGGATTTTAGACGCCGATCTTTTTTGTTTAGGTCTTCAACTTTTTGATCCACCCACCTCATCAAATCGGCCTCCATCGAAATGGAAAATTTCTTCACTTTTTCTGAATCACTCATGCCTTACTGGTAATACCAAGTATTACAAAAAGCAAATTCAGAAAAAAATATTTTCACCCGCCGCGCTTGTGTCCATGCGGGTGTCAATAGAAAAGTGAATTTAAGTAAAACACCCCATTGACGATTTTTATTGCCGCTCGGTGCGACCAGTAATAGTTGGTATGACCATGCGCACCGCATATGACAAAACCAGCGTAAGTCTCCCGACTGACCTCTTGGGGTTTCTTCGGGAAAAAAGTGAAAAGATTGGAACCCCTGTGAGCCGCCTCATAGCGGCAGCAGTTCGCCAGCAAATGGACTCGGAAAAACGGAGGGCGAAAAAATGAACCTCTCCGATGTCTACATCAACATGGACGAGGCTCGGCGCCTCTCGGGTTTTTCTTCCCGTTCCATCCGCGACTACATCCGGCGCGGTGAGTTCGCCGCCACGATGCCACGGGGCCGGTGCGGTGGTTGGCACATCGTCAGGGAATCCTTCCTTGATTGGTGGGGCTACCGCAACGCCTCCACCGCGAATCGCACGACGGTCCCAACACGGAAACGGAGGGCCGCGTAATGGACTACGAGACTTTTCTCCGCTGCCTCGGCTACTCCATCGACGCGGCTTTCAAGTTTGTCCCGGTCGCCATCGCGGCGGCCATCACCTGGAGGTTGGCACGATGAAAAAGCGACTCTGGCTCGTGCAGGGGTTTAATTTTCTCCGCCTAAAAGTCGGGGACACTTTTTTGGCCTTCACCGAATCGGAAGCTCGGGAGCTTTTCCGAATCGAATACGGCTGCCCTGCGAGCCGGGTGGAGGTCGTGCGATGAGCGCCACGGCCGGCCTTCTCTTGGCGCTGGTGACGCTTGGCAGTTGCTACGTCTCTTACTGCCTCGGGCAACGGGACATCCTCAACCGGCTCCGCAAATTGCGTGAGAAAGAAGACCGCTGGGCTGAGTGGGACGCCCAAAACCTAGAGGATTTCGATGACTAGGTGCGCCGTCTGCCAACACGAAGCCGAGCAGGTGGATAACGACCTCGGGCCGGTGTGCTCGGAATGCTTCACGCACTGCGAATGGGCAACCCTCGAACTGCTTTGGCAAGCGGCCGCCGTGAGTCCGTCACGAGAATGATTTTGCCTCGCTAGGTCTCAAGGAGACCGCAGGGGCCAAGGGGGGCAGCGCATCCCAAAAAACGCTGACCAACAACAAACAAACCAGAGTGATATGAAAATTGTAAAAGGCAAACAACAACGGCCACAGCGGGTGGTCATTTACGGGGTGGAGTCGGTTGGAAAGACCACTTTCGCCAGCAAGTTCCCAAATCCTCTCTTCCTCGACATCGAGGGCGGCAGCAACCACCTCGCCGTGGACCGCGTGGCGGTCTCGACTTGGAAAGAACTCGGCGAGTGCATCACCGAAGCCAGCCGGACGGATTACGAGACGATCGTGATCGACAGCGCCGATTGGGCGGAGCGGTTGGCGGTTGAAGACCTCCTCGCCACGAGCAAGAAGCAGAGCGTCGAGGATTTCGGATTCGGCAAGGGGTGGGTGATGACGGCGGAAAAAGTCAGCCGGTTCCTGACCGCGCTGGATTCGCTAATTGAGAATGGCAAACATGTGGTTGTCCTGGCGCACAGCAAGGTTCAGCGAACCGAGCCGCCGGACATCCTCGCCGCTTACGACCGTTACGAGTTGAAGCTGTCGAAGCAGTCCTCGCCGCTGGTCAAAGAGTGGGCTGACGAGTTGTGGTTTTTCAGGTTCAAAACCAAGGCCGTATCGCAGGAGGGTGGCAAAGCCAAGGGGGTAGGGGGCAAGGAGCGGGTGATCTACACAACCCACTCGGCAGCCTACGACGCCAAGACCCGCTCGGGCTTGGCCGAGGAGTTGCCTATGGAATGGGAATCGGTGGCGCATGTCTTCGGCAAACCTGCACCCAAAACCTCGGCGCCTGCCGTGGAGATCATTGGCCGTGAGTCGGTGGCCGTCCTCGAGGACAACGAGGAAGTCGTCAACCTTTTCCTCGTTAGCAACGGATCTATCTCTGAGGGCCAGACATGGCGAGACGCCAGCGAGAAACTTCGCCAGCAGATCGTGGCGCGGCCTCAAGCACTAGTGGCTAAAGCCAAAGCGCAAATGGAGGTGGCGGCGTGAGCGGATTGACCACAGAGGACACAGAGGTCACAGAGTTGGTGGTAAAGGAGATCAGTCCGAGTTCCCTGCCGAAACTCGCCGAGTGCGCCCTATTCACGGGCGCACCCGGCACTAGCCCAGCAGCCGAGCGTGGCACTCTGCTAGACAAGGCGATCCGCGAGCTTTTGGTGGATGATCCCACGACCTACGACGGCCTCGCCGCTGAAGATCAGGCGGTGGCGCGGTGGGGCGTTGAGGAGCTTCGGACGCTCTCCGGTGGCTACCATGTCGAGACCCGCGAAGAATATCTCGGCATGGAGGTGCCTGGCCTTTCGAAGCCGGGAACGGCTGATGCGGTATGCGTTCGGGCGCAATGGGTGGCGGACATCAAGACCGGCCAAGTCCGCAACTACCGCCAGCAACTCGCGGCCTATGCGCTGGCCTGCATGGTCGAGCATTTCGCCAACTCGTGGACGGCTCATGTGATCTATGTCGATCAGCGACTCCGCCGCACCTACGATTTCACCCGCGACCAGGCGGAGGCCATCGTCAGCAACACGATCGCCGAGGCCAGCAGCCGGTTGGCGGAGCCGACGCCGAATGAGTATTGCGGCTGGTGCGCTCATCAAAACGGGTGCCGAGCCTTGGTGCGTCAATCCTCCGAGGCGCTGGCATTAGTCAAGTCCGACCTTTGTCTTACCGACATCCGCGATCAAATCCTCGCGAATCCGGTGGAGCTTTCGGCCTTCGCCGCGAACTGGAAACTCGCCGAGAAGCAGATCGCCGAGCCGGTTCTTGATGCTCTGAAGGAACGCCTTGCCGCTGGCGAGGACATCCCCGGCTGGAAGGTCACGACCGGCGCGGGCCGTCAATTCGTCGAGGCCGATGCCATCGCAGCAGCAGCCGCCAATGTTTCCAAAGAGACGCTCATCCTCGCCCTCGGCGGGAAGATGGGCGCCGACAAATTTCGCCAGTTCTGCCTCGAAGCCGGGGTGGAGATGGACGAGTCAGCGGTGCGAGCAGGGTCACCCATTAACACCCTGCGCCAAATCAAATCCAAAAAATAATATGCCTACCTACAAACAATCCGAACCGAAACCCGTCTATTTCGTGGAGCCGGGAACCTACAAAGTCGAAATCGTCAACGCCATGGAGAAGCTCTCCAAGGCCGGAAACCCGATGATCAAACTCATCTGCCGAGTCGAAATCGGCGACGGCGCCAAGGGGCCAGAAGTCCATGAGCACCTGACCTTCACCGAAAAAGCTGGGTGGAAGATTGACCAAGTGCGCGAAGCCTGCGGGTTCGCCGTGGTGCCAGGGGAGGACATCGATGTGCAGCCCGAGGATTTCATCGGCAAGACGGCCACGGTCGTTCTTGGCGAGGAAGAGGGCGCCGACTCCGGCCATCGCTTCAACACCCTCGAGCGCTGGATGTCACCCAAATCCTCGGCCCCCGCGCCGAAGGCCAAGCCCGCCAAAGAGACCGACGATATCCCGTTCTGATTCACCCACCGGGGCGCGGCGTTGATACGCGCAGGATTTAACCCATGACCCAAGACCTCTCGCTCCGCCTCTCCATCTGTCTGAACGGCTGCCCGATCGGGCCGCGCATTCAACGCCTGGAGCCGCTGCCGAAATACCGGCACACTTACTCGCTGGCAGAACAGGCAGAGGCGGAGGCGGACATGGAGCGCGTGCGGAAATACATCGAGCGCAATGCAAACACTATGAAGGGAAAGAAATGACTCAGCTCGACCTCTTTGGAACCCTCCCGAACGAACAGCGGCGCCGCTACTGGCGCAAGCGCCTCCGTGATTGGCCGAGGGAGGTTTTGGAATCCCGCCATCACATCCACACCAGCGGGTGGGGCATGGCCGCGCAGGGCGGTTGGTTTGCCGACCTCCTGCACCGCGATGGGGCCATGGGGGAGTTGGAATACATCCGGTGGCAGAGCTTTGAGCGCCGGGTGAAACGCTGGGAACAGAACAAACTTATGAAGGAGACAAACTAAATGGCCGGAGAATGGATTAAAGTAGAGAACCACCTGCACGAGAAGGTCGAGGTGGCGGCGATTGCCGACCACACCGGATTAGACCTGGATGCGGTCGTCGGGAAGCTCGTCAAGGTGTGGGCTTGGGCGTCACGCAATTGTTACGCTGACGGCGTAACGGGCGTTACGGCACTGCGCATCATCCGCGAAATCACGCACACGCCGAACTTCGATGAAGCGATGGCAAAATGCGGTTGGTTGATCGTGAAAGGCGACAAAATCGAGTTTGTGAACTTCGATAGGCACAACAGCCAAACCTCTAAAGACCGCGCACTTGCGGCCCTTCGAATGGCCAAGAAACGCGGCAACGATGCCGTTACGGAAAAGTTACGGGACAAGCGTAACAAAAATGTAACCAGAGAAGAGAAGAATAAAGAGCGGTCTTGCGACCGCTTCCTCCCTACCTGCGTATGACAACACTCCCCAAGATTATCCCGATGGTCCCGAGCGTCCCATTGAATGAAACTGCCGAGAAGGCCGCGATCTCCTGCATCCTGCAAAACTTCGAGTGCCTGAGAGTCATGTCCTGGCCCGAGGAGTTGTTTTTTTCGGAGGCGCACAAAATCATTTTGACCACAGCGAAGGAACTCGCCGAGACCGGCATGGCGACCGACCCGTTCGCGGTGCAGTCGCGGCTCGAAGCCAAGGGCCAACTCGACGCGATCGGTGGGATGCACGCCTTTACCGAGTTGGTGGACTTCATGCCAACGGGCGACGCCAAAACGGCGGCATGGCACCGGAGCGCGCTGATGGATGCGGCAAGGTATCGCCGGGCATTGTCGGCGGTGCGTGAGGCCGAGGGGGCGTTTCTTCGCCAGGAGGGAGACATTGCCGGCGTGTCGCTGGCTCTCTCCGAAGCAGCGATGATGGTGGACCGCCCGAGGGTTTCGACCAAAGACCTCCTGCTTAAACTCACGGAGGAACTCGAAAACCACACGCCCGCGGAGGCATTTGGCACCGGCATCGATCGTCTGGACCGCTGGACGAATGGCGGCGTCAAGCGGGGTGAACTCCTGACGATCGGCGCGCCGACCTCGGGCGGTAAGTCGATCCTGCTCCTCCAGATGGCAGTGCAGGCGGTCCTCGCTGGCAAAAAGGTGGCGGTCTTCAGCCTGGAGATGCCGGCCACCCAAGTCCTCGCTCGCATGGTCTCGCACTTGGCGGGCTTTAATGTCGGCGTCTTCCGCATCGCGGGCGCCAAAGGATCGGTCAACAAGGACATGCTGGCGAAATTCAACTCGGCCTCGGCTTTGATTTCCCAATCCGGCCTCGTGGTCGAGTCGGGCTTTACCGACATGGAGTCGATCGACGCCTCGGCGCGTGACCTCGCGGGCAAGGGCAACGCGGATTTCGTGATCGTGGACTATGTGCAACTCGTCCACCTGCGGGCCATGGCATCGAACGAAACACGCGAGCAGCATGTCTCGGAGATCACCCGGCGGCTCAAGGCGCTGGCTTTGCAACTCAACATCGCGGTCGCCACGGCCAGCCAGCTCAACGAGGACGGCAAACTGCGCGAATCCCGCGCCATCGGGATGCACTCGGACCATGTCTGGATGATCCGCCACGGAGACGAATCTTTCATTTCACTCGACAAAAACCGCGACGGCGAGCGCGGCCACGCGGTGCCGGTCCAGATGGACGGCGCCATCGCCAAATTCACCCAACAACAAGACTCATGAAACTCTACATCGGCATTGACCCCGGCCTGTCCGGCGGTATCGCATTCATCCCAACCACCGGCCAGCCATGGGCGCACAAGATGCCCGAGACCGACCGAGACCTCATCGACCTTCTCAGTGATGCCATTTCGCTGGCGGAGCCTCGGGCGGTGCTGGAGTTGGTTCACAGCAGTCCGCAGATGGGCGTCAAATCGGCTTTCACCTTCGGCGAGGGGTATGGACGCCTTCAAGCGGTTCTGACCTTTCTACGCGTCCCCTACGAGCGAATCCGCCCTCAAGCGTGGCAGAAGGCAATGGGGTGTCTCACCAAGGGCGACAAGAATGTGTCGAAGCGCCGAGCGCAGGAGCTCTTCCCGACCCTCAAGGTCACGCACGCCACCGCGGACGCGCTCCTCATCGCGGAATTCAACCGGAGGACGGCCAAGCCATGAGCCGCAAAAAGCCACGATTCGGCAAGCACGGCAAGATCGTCCAAGAGGTGGCCGGCTTCCGCGAGTTCCGCGAAGCCTGGCTCGCCAACATGCTCGATGAGATGTCCGCCGCCTGCGATCGATTTTGGGCCAAGACGCCCGAACGACGGAAGATCGAGGCCTCACGCCAACGCTCGGGATTTAACTACGGGAACTCTCATGAATAACACCTTCACCGCAAGAAACGGCGAGCCTGCCTATATGCCAGACTACGACCTCGACACACCCGAGGACACGCTCGCCGATGAACTCGGCACGACGCCCGCCGTGGCTCGCAAGGTCATTGCCATGCTCCAAGCCGCCGAAGTGCGGCAGCAGGCGTTGACCCTTGGCAAAGTCGTCGGGCTTCTCCTCGAGACCAACAACCTGCCGGTCATGGCCAACGCCATCGCTTTCGCGGCTGGGCTGGACCAGCTCAACGGCAAGATGTCCCAGGCGCAAGTGGCGCGGGAGCTGGGCGTCACCAGGGCGCTCGTGAGCCATTACACGGTCGGCGTGCGCGATGTCCTCAGCGGCAAGCGCGA